GTCATCCAGGGAGGGGCTTCTCACCCCAGGGATCTACTTAACCGTATAGGTTGAAGTAGACAGCGGTATTCCACCGCTGCCAGTCGAACCCGCCTTGAGAAGGCGGGATCGTCGGGAGATAATCCCATGAAGGGGCTACTCCCTGCTTCCGCTTATATCTAGGAGGGTCATGCCTGACCCCGATAGAGTAAGCGTTAACCGACTGCTGTAAGAAGCACAACAGCAACCCTGAAGGGTTGTAGATGCGCGACTTAGATGACTTTGGACTAAAGATAGCACTATCTCCGATACGGAGTTTCTTTCCAGCCACACGATAGCAGGTGTATAAAACACTCTGATACCGCTTGGATACCGGTAGATTCCCAGCGAGAGATAGTGGTACTTTAATTCCAGCATCATCATTCTCCCAAACAGGGACTGGGGTCCAAGGCACAGAGTGCACAAGGGCCTGAACAGTCTTAGGAAGGGGAATACCTGTCCTTGTAGAGAACAGGTTAAGTTGATTAATTACAGCAAAACGATCTTGCACGGTGTCCACCTCTTTGAGGTATACACCGCGTATGTTACGACCCTTAAAATAGTCGTGACCGCAAGACTCGCGGAACGGTCCTTCTACAAAGGACTTATCGCTGTTAACAGTGAAACCAAGGATGTCCAGAAGACGATGTACTTGGCCAGATATCTCTATCGGGCAAGCGATATCATCTCCAAAGACACCCCAGTTCCCATGTTCACGGCCGCGAGGAAAGTAGAGCTTACACCCTACAACCCTAGATGCCGCAACGACAATACATGAGAAGAGCATGGTCTGCAACGGAAATGTGAAACCATTCCCCATTGTAGATACCATATTCAACTCAGTATAGCCCAAACCTGGAATCAGACTAAGAGGAGACCTATATCGATCCAGCCACATGAAAAAGTCATGAGGAAGAACCGATGCAAGCATTCTCATTGACATACTATCACTAGCCGATGATAAGTCGATAGTGATTATGTCATTAGTCAGACTACCAAGACGAGCTAACTCTCGATTTTTAGTCGGCTGCTGTGCCATGGAGATTCCATAGGCCTTTTGCAACCTTCTTTCAATTATATGACCGAATCCAAGCTGATAAAACATATTCAGCGAGGGTTCGGTACATATAACTCGAGAGATTCTCGAATCCTTCGGTACAAAGCTTAAACGATTACCTGCAACTACATGGGCTTCACCATAGTGATCTGCGCGGATCTTCTCCGCAATAGACCATTCTGGGAAGTTTGTAATGTAGTTCTTGTACTCATCGTACAAGCTCTGACTAGTGCAGCTAAGCGGGGATGCGTACAATTTAGTATACGTATCACCACCTCTGGCCATCAAACTTGCACCTGGCCCACACCTTCCGTAATGGAGAGGCTTAAGGTCAGACATGCAAATAGGATAGCACGGCTCGCCTTCATTGACAAATTCATATACGGCTCGTTTAAATTCACCATATAGGAGTTCATCTTCTTCAGACGATAACTGCAAGGTCCAGTTTCCGCAGTCATTATTAACATGCAGAAACTTTAAGAGCGCACGACTGTCCAACATGTCAGATCCTCCAACCTGCATTTTCTTCAGGAAGGAGTTTGCTATGCTTGTACAGGCGGCAGCTCTGGGACCAGACATCGGATTTTCAGGATCCCAGGGGAAACCCTCGGTCTGCCAATACGATGTTAAATCAGTAAGCAAGTTTTGGTAAAGAGCATCAGGAAAAGTATCCATGTTGCCTTCGCCTCCGCGCACTAAAGCGCCTCTATTTAGTCCTTGGTCTTACGATCCTGATTAGGGATCGGGAGTAGTGTGTCCGACAACGCACCTGTGTCTCCTAAAGGGAGATACATGTGAATCATAGGATTAACTACCCAGTTCTTTCCAACCTTGATGAGGAATGGGAGATTAAAATCAACCCATTCGCCATCCTTGAGGTAAGAACCTACCAAGAAAAACTTCCGACGACTGTAGGTACCAAGACAACCAGCCCGTAGGGCATGGACGGCAGCTGCTAGGGTCCTCATATCGAAGACCCTGCAGTTCGTCTCAATGCTAAACGGGTAGTGCTTGTCACCTGCAATCCGAAGAGTCGATCTTAAGATCAATGACATATATCACCTTTAGGTTGATAAAATAGAGATACTGCTACTGGCTAAGGAGTAACCATTGAACCCGATCGATGGTAGCATGAATGCAACCACACGAATCGAGGACAAAAGCTACAAACAAAGCCATAAGCAGCAGCTTCAGCCTCCCGATACCAACTGATTTCATCAGATGATACCGGTACAGGCTGCATCGCCAACACCCGAAGCGGTTAAGTAAGCCGCCGAGAGTGCGAGCGAAAGAGCAGCGCGAACGTTCGCAGAGTCATAAGCATCGGCGCCAGCTGGCACGTCTATAGAGACGCGGATCAGCATAACGTCGGGTGCTTGATTAGCTGCGTAGTTCACACCCTTACGGATAAGAAGTCCGTAAGTGTTGCGCGGAATAGCGCTAAATTTCCCGGTCAGAGGGTTCGGAGAAGGAAGAACCCGAGGGTTCTTCGGTCTCGTGAACGTAATCGTGAACGGGTCACTAACGCTATGAACACGGACACCAGTCTGCGTACCGCCAAGAGCGGTAACAGCATGCTGTTTTCCATTGACGTCAGGTGCGACATCAGCAGTCAACGTATAAGTTGGTGCTGTGAAGACACCCATCGTCGCGCCATTAACTGGCGAAGTGGGATTCCAAGTCATGTGAGCAGAGCTCCAAAAGGAAGTTAAAAAGGAGTTATTCCTCTAGCTTGTAGTAAGAGAGCGGACATATTTATCCATCTCGTACTAGAGGCGCCGGGAATGCTGTACCTGAATTCAGGAATAGGCAACACGGAGCCACCAGACCTAAAGAAAGAAGAATAACTAGATCCGGACGAACCTGCATTCTTGCTCAGCATCTGACGCGTCCAAAAGGCTGGAGGGCCAGAAATGGTCCTGAAGCCCGAAGGTACCGTGGTAGCAACATTCTCGACGCGAGTCGTTAAGTTGAACCATGAGACATTCGAGGATACGCCAGAGTGATAAGTAAGAATATCACCAATATTGGTGAAGTAATCCACAAGAAAGGAGTAAGGAATAATCTCCCACAATGTGGGGACAAAGGAGCTCAAGTCGAAACCAAAGGTTTGAGAGAGATAGCCACCCTGAAAAGGTATAGCTGTCTTAATCGCGCCCTTGTAACGGCAAGAAACTTTGCCCCTAATGTAGGTGATATAATCCTGGGACACAGCCCCAACGTTGACAGTCGATTTGGTAGTAGTAAACACCACGGGTTCCTCTGCATAAGAACTTATTGGTATAAGTTCTTCGCTCGGGAGCTCACGGAGTTTCTGCTTAGCCGCTTCGATATCAGCGATAAGAGGCTTCATCCCAAAAGAATACTCCAACCATGTGTCACCCAGAACTTTTCTCTTCTTCTGCTTCGGGATCCGCCGTCTCACCTTCCGTAGGCGAGATAGGTACGACCCTAGTTCAGTTCGGAGAGCTTGAGCTGGGTGCCTTATCATATGAACCGTCTCACGTAACTCTTTAATGAACGCACCGCCAAGAACGGCAGTGCGAGCACTAAAAGCGTTATTTATGAAGCGGGATAAGGCGAGGTCCGAGACACCGTTTGTTGGTGGCGTAATAATGAGGGACGATGGCACTACATATGGTGCAATATGCCCTTCATATATCCGATGGTCGATAGACGAACCAACACCGATAACGAGAGGCCCAGTGTCGCGATAACCAATACTACCAGGAGATATGAAGAATTGCTTCTTCACACCCGAGGCAGGAGTGGTAGACGCGATACCATGGGCTAATCGATACCTATGATTGGTAAATCCGCCATTATGAACCGAAGTAGAATCTACTTCAAAATCAGTAGATTGCTTAGATTCATTTATGGTAGTAGTATAGAACTTGTCCAGGCCAGTAAAGGTCTGAGAACGAGTTATTACTGAATATCGATTTCGGTTGATGTACGTAGCCATATAACAGTGTTGCAGCCTTCTGCATGGTAAAAGGGTTATTCAGGTACCAACCAGTCCTATCCTCGTAAAAAAACGGAGCGTGCCGAAAGCACACGCTCCGCCACGAAGACTAAGCCTAAACCCGTAAGGGCATGGCTTTAGGAGTGAGAGTGGCAAGCGCCACCCCCTCTGGAGGGGGCCCGA